CTATAGGAACAAGGTTTGGAACAGACCTATTCCCATACAAACGCTCTGGACTATATTATGATTATAAATCAAAGAATCCATTTAGTATTTATAAGGGAAGCACACCCTACTTGTATATGAACAGAACATCTGGCATACAAGTTCGTGGAGATTTTGATTCAAATTTTGATCGTGGAATTTCAATGCCAATTAATCAATCTCTTGCAGAAAATTATAGAGTAAGTGCAATGCAGTCTTGGGTTAGATATGATCAAGAATCATTTACCGCAACACCAATTCCATTATTTGAGATAAGACATAAAGCAGACACTATTGTTTTCTTTGTTGTAGCCAATGATGAAACTGGTCAGCGTGGTAGGGTTTATGCTAAAAATAAATCAAATAACTCAGATTTTCAGGGAATATCCTATTATATTAATGGAACCCTTGTAAGAGAACCAGTATTGACAATTAAAGAATGGTCAGCCCTTGGCATTAACTTTGGAGAAGCAGTAAACTTTGACCTATTTATAGGATCAATTAATCTAAATAGCCCAGCATTGTTTAATAATGTTGCATATTATCAGGCGAACAATCTTCAGCAATTGCAGTCTAAGATTAACAGACCTTGGCTTAAGGTTAAGCAGGAAGGTCTTACTAATAGAAACTGGTCTTTCTGGCTAAACAATTATACTTGGGAAGGTGTTTTAGTTATTTCTGCATCAGCCCTATATGGAGTTAACGCTCAAGATGTATATAAAACTTACATTGGAACTAACAAGATTATTATTGATGATGAGTCAGGTATGATTTTTGATGCAGATAAGATGAAAATATACAATGACACTACTTGGTCAATATCTGTAGGCTCGCCAGTGTAATCTGGTATACTTGTGGTTATGGATTCTTTATTTAGCCCAAAAACTGGCAAACCAATTGTTGAAAATGTACGACGTAAGGTCATTGATAAGCATTATGACTGGGGTCTATATGTATACAAAAAGTCAAACGGAAAGTGGTTTACTGACGGAACTGGTTCTGTATTAAATATCCCCGCTCAAAAAGGTGACATCTCAAAGATTGCAGAACTTAAAAGGGCTGCAATATTTAATGGTGACGATGGAGAGGGCACAGCCCACTTTGTTGCGGGACTGACAAGAGTATCTGAAGAAGAATATTCAGAACAAAAAGATAGAATGAAACAAGGTTTAATTCCAAATGTTAATGACTTAGGCGCTATTGCCGATGCACAAAAAACATTAAACACACACGGAAGGGATGCGTACGAAAGTGACTGATGATGATGATAACTTCCAGTATGTTAGAGCAAGTTTAAATACTCAAGAACAAGAAGATAATCAATTTAAGGGAAGCGACCCATTTAATAAAAATTGGGAAGAATTACAAAAATATTCTGGACTAGATCAAAACTTTCGCCGTCGTGTAGCAAGACAAGTAAGTAAAGCAATAACCCCAACTGATGCATACCTAGACTCTGCAAATGCAGTTCCATCTGGAGTAGATGCTGGATCAAAGGCTCTTAATCCTGGAACGGTATATAGAAATGGATACGGTCTATTTGACGTAATCACACCACCATATAACATGTATGAACTTGCAAACTTCTACGATACCTCTTTTGCCAACCATGCAGCAATTGATGCAAAAGTAGAAAATATTGTAGGTCTTGGATATCGTTTTGACATTGCAGATAGAACTGCACTTAGACTAGAAATGTCAGAAGATGACTTAGCAACAGATAGAGCAAGAAATAGAATTGAAAGAGCCAAGATTGAATTACGTGACTGGCTAGAAAACCTTAATGACGATGATAGTTTTACAAAAATCATGGAAAAGGTTTACACAGATGTTGAAGCAACTGGAAATGGATTTATTGAAGTTGGAAGAACAATCAAGGGTGAGATTGGATACATTGGTCACATCCCAGCAACCACTGTTCGTGTTCGTAGACTTAATGATGGCTATCTTCAGATTATTGGACAAGCAGTTGTTTACTTTAGAAATTTTGGGGCAACCAATCCAAACCCAGTAACAGCAGATGGCCGTGCAAATGAGATTATTCATCTTAAGTCATACTCTCCACTAAACACATACTATGGTATTCCAGACATTGTTTCTGCAATGCCATCTCTAATTGGAGATCAACTTGCTTCAAGATACAACATTGACTATTTTGAAAATAAAGCAGTACCACGATATATCATCACTCTAAAGGGTGCAAAACTATCTGGCGATGCTGAAGATAAGATGTTTAGATTCCTTCAGACTGGGCTAAAGTCTCAGTCTCACAGAACGCTATATATTCCACTTCCTGGAGATACAGATCAAAACAAGGTTGAGTTCAAGATGGAGCCAATTGAAAACGGTATCCAAGATGGATCATTCAAAGAGTATCGTAAGCAGAATCGTGATGACATTTTAATTGCTCACCAAGTACCTATTTCAAAACTAGGTGGATCAGAGTCTGGACTTGCAGCAGCACTTTCTCAGGATAGAACATTTAAGGAGCAGGTTTCACGACCTGCCCAACATCATCTTGAAAAGGTTGTTAACAAAATCATTAAGGAAAAGACAGATGTTCTTGAACTTAAGTTTAATGAACTAACTCTTACTGATGAGATTGCACAGTCTCAGATTCTTGAGAGATACGTTAAGACTCAGGTTATGACTCCAAATGAGGCTCGCACAGCACTTGATTTGCCACAGAGAAAAGATGGAGATACTCCATTTGTAATGACTCCAAGACAGGCAACAGATGCTAGAGCAGACCTTGCTGGTAATCGCCAAAGGGATGCAGAAAGAACAAATAGCCAATCAGATGGTGCTGCAACTCTTGATGGACGCAATCCACAGGGAGAGGGAAGAGCGTCTCAATAATTGAGAAATCTCTTAAAACATTTGGTATAATGGATAACGATATGTTAATCAATAAAGCACACTGGACAACAGACAAGAATAGCGTCCGTCTGTCAATGCCTATTGGCAAGGTAGACATAGAACGCCGAATGGTCTCTGGATTTGCAACTCTTGACAATATTGATAAGCAAGATGATATTGTTACAACTGAGGCAAGTCTTCAGGCATTTAAAAATTTCCGTGGGAATCTAAGAGAAATGCACCAACCTTCAGCGGTAGGAAAGATTGTATCATTTAAAGAAGATAAGTATTTTGACCCTAATTCAAAAAAGTTTTATAGCGGAGTTTATGTATCTGCATACGTATCAAAGGGTGCACAAGATGCTTGGGAGAAAGTCCTAGACGGCACATATAGTGGTTTTTCTATTGGTGGAAATATTAAGTCTTGGGATGATGCATACAATGCAGACATGGACAAGGCAATTCGTATTATTAAAGACTATGATCTTTATGAACTATCTCTTGTAGATAGCCCCGCAAACCAGTTTGCAAGCATTATTTCTGTTGAAAAGGTCAATGGACAGAATGTTATTTCTGGAGCATCAGTAGATGCAATAATTGAAAATGTTTTTTACGATTCTGAAAACGGTATCGTACTAGTATCTGACTCAGAAACAGCAGAAAGCCCAGTCAGTGGTAAGAACATGGAAAACATTGGTTTCGTAGAAAAAAGCGATAGCGAAAAAGCAAACATGATAAAGTTCTTAGTTGATAGTGCTAAAGGCATTAGTACAATTAAGATTACCAAGGAGGTAAATAAAATGACAGAAGCGACAGAAGCAGTATTAGATGCTGTAGTTGAAAATGTTGAAATTACTCCAGAGGCACAGCCAGCAGAAGTAGAAACTCCTGCAGTCGTTGAAGCAGCAGCAACAGATACTGTTGTTGAAAAGTCAGACGATGGTGGTGCAGTTCCTTCTGCTCCCGTAGTAGAAGAAGAGAGCGTTGCTCCAGCAGTTGAAGCCGAACTTGCTGTAGCAAAGTCAGATGAGTCAGTTGCAGATGCAATTGCTGAAATCAAGAACTCTCTTACTAATGCCTTTGGCGATCTCGCTACAACCATTAAGTCTCTTAATGAGCAGGTTGCAGCACTTAACAAGTCCGTTGACGATGTGTCTACAGAAGTAACACAGGTCAAGGGTCAGTTCAATGAGTTTGGAAAGAGAGTAGATGCCGTTGAGCAAGATACCGCTTTCCGCAAGTCTGGCGATCTAGGCGAGATCGTGCAGTTTGAGCCTGTAAAGGTTCAGAAATCCCTATGGGGCGGACGTTTCCTCAAAAATTCCGACCTATTTAATTAACAAT